CTGAGCTGTCCGACGAGGAGGCTGAAGAGATTGCCGACACCGTCGAGGACGACATGCAGGACGAGGTCCGTGAGTCCGAGGAGGACCTTGAGGACTTCGANGGTCTGGCCGAGTCCGCCCTGAGCGATCTTGAGAAGGTCAACGTCGAGAACANTGACGGCAAGGAAGTCGGCAAGGGCAGGATCATCGACCGCAATACCCGTTCGGCCGTTCCCGGCAAAAAGGCCGATCCGAAAAATGCCAGGCCAGTTGCCATTAAGGGCGAGACGCATGTCGGCTTCGACCGCGAGCCCGCTCCCCCGGTCAAGGAAATGAAGAAGCGCCGCAACGTTCGCTCGAAGGCGACGGATGGCATGCAGCCCGTTTCCAAGGAAGGAGACAAGAAGGCGCTCGTCAATAAGCCGATGTGCTGATTGAAATAAAGAAAATAATAATAAGTTGAGGTTGCGTCATGACCATGTTTTTGAAGGAAAGCCTTTCATTTGATCAAGCCAATGTCGTTTATGAGGCCGCAGAGGATCAAGGCGGCAAGGGCAAAAATCTTTTCATGAAGGGCATTTTCATTCAGGGCGGTGTGCGCAACCTCAACGAGCGCATCTATCCGGTGCGCGAAATTCAGAAGGCCGTAGATCACGTCAATGACATTCTCCGGCGCGGTGAGAGCGTCCTCGGCGAATGCGACCACCCGGAAGAACTGACGATCAATCTTGATCGTGTTTCCCATAAGATCGAGTCGATGTGGATGGACGGTAATTCCGGCTACGGAAAGCTCCGTATTCTTCCGACCCCGATGGGAAATATCATAAGAACCCTTATTGAGGCGGACGTAAAACTTGGTGTTTCCAGTCGCGGTTCTGGAAACGTCAATGAACGAGGTGAAGTATCCGATTTCGAAATCATCACCGTAGACATCGTTGCCCGGCCGTCCGCTCCAAATGCGTATCCGAAGCCGGTCTACGAAGCCCGCTACAGCAGACGCGGCGCCGTTATTCAAGACCTCGCCGAAGCTGTTTCTCACGACCCCAAGGCTCAAAAGTATCTCTACGAAGAGCTTATGAACTGGATCGATAATCTTAAGTGTTAAATACACCGGAGGAGTAATTCTGATGGATAATGTTGCCAAAATTCTTGGAGAGAGCGGTCTTCCGAAGGAGATGATCGATTCCCTCCAGGAGGCATTCGAAAAGAAGGTCTCGGAAGCGCGCGCTGACATCGAGCTGTCGCTGCGCGAGGAGTTCGCCCAGCGTTATGAGCACGACAAGGCGAACCTGGTCGAGGCCATGGATCGCATGCTCTCCGATGTCGTGAACAAGACCGAAAAGGAGAAGGCCGAGGAGGTCGCCAAGCTGAAGGAAGCGCGTGACAACTTCGCCACCGCTGTCAAGGAAGCTCGCGAGCACTACAAGGCCAAGCTCGCTGAACACATTTCCCAGTCGCGGAAGCTCATCGATGCGCAGCTGACCAAGACGATTCGCTCCCTTAACGAGGAGAAGAAGGCTCTCAAGGCCAGGAAGAAGAAGCTCGATGAGCAGTACCAGGCCGTAAAGGCGGATGTCGCCAAGGCGACGGCTCAGCGCCTGAAGAAGATCGACGAATTCGTGGTTAACCAGCTCAGCAAGGAGCTGACGGAGTTCCGCCAGGACAAGCGTGCCCTCGTCGAAGCTCGCGTCAAGGTCGTTGCGGAAGGCCGTCAGAAGATTGCCGAGACCAGAAAGAAGTTCATCAAGGATGCGGCCCGCAAGGTCGAGTCCGTGATCACATCGACACTGAAGCATGAGATGTCTCAGCTTCACGAGGACCTCGAACGGAACCGGCAGAACAACTTCGGTCGCCGTATTTTCGAGGCTGTCGCTGCGGAGTTCATGGCCTCCTACTTCACCGAGGGGTCTGAAATTCGCAAGCTCCAGAGCATTCTGGAGAGCAAGGACAAGGCTCTCTCCGAGGCCCAGGCCAAGCTCAACGAGGCCAATGAGGAGCTGAATATTCTCCAGCGCAAGATGCGCCTCGCCGAGGAACGTGCCAATCGCGCGAAGATCATGGGAGAACTCCTGTCCGGTCTGAGCCGCGAGAAGCGAGCCGTCATGGAGTCTATGCTTGAGACCACCAAGACGGAGCACCTGCGGGCCACCTTCGACAAGCTGCTGCCCGTCGTCCTGAACGAGACGCGCCGCAAGCATGCCCGCGAGAGAGACGTTCTCAACGAGGCGAAGTCTGTTCGTCGCACCGTCCCCGTCACCGGAGACAAGACCCCCGCTCCCTTCGCTCAGGGCCTCTTCGAGGAAGACAGCGAGGTTGCTGAGGTTGTGCGTCTCGCAGGCATTCGAAAATAAGGCTTAAATGCCCGTTTTTAGCGTAATCAAGTAAATATACTTGGAAAAAGTAATTCGGTTTAGCCGGTTCTTTGAAGTAATTGGGAGCAAAATAATATGAATATTCTTTTCGAGTCCCAGTGGAAGAGAACGAAGGAAGCCCTCTGCGAGGGTCGTGATCTCACCCACAACCAGGACGGTTCTCGCAACGACACCAAGCGTCGGGTTATGGAAACCGTTCTTGAGAACACCCGCCGCGAGCTGATGCTGCTTGAGCAGGCCACCGCTGGCGCCACGAACGCCGCCTCGGTCGCGACCCTCAACAAGGTTATCCTGCCGGTCATCCGTCGCGTCATGCCGACCGTCATTGCGAACGAAATCATCGGTGTTCAGCCGATGACTGGTCCGGTCGCCCAGATTCACACCCTGCGCGTCCGCTATGCCGACACCTTCCCGGCTGACGGTTCGGGTGTCACCGCTGGCGCTGAGGCCCTGTCGCCCTTCGATATCGCCCGCTTCTACTCGGGTAACGGCGATGTCAACAAGCCGGGCGCTGCTCCGACCGCCGTGCTTGAGGGGCGCGCTGGTAACCGCCTGTCGATACAGATTCTGAAGCAGGTCGTCGAGGCCAAGACCCGTAAGCTCAGCGCTCGCTGGACCTTCGAGGCCGCTCAGGACGCCCAGGCTCAGCAGGGCATCGACATCGAGGCCGAGATTCTCGCGGTTCTCGCCCAGCAGATCACCGCTGAGATCGACCAGGAAATCCTTGCTTCGCTCCGTGCTCTGCCGGGTGCTCCGACCTCTGTCTTCTCGCAGACCGCCGTGACCGGCACCCCCACCTTCGTCGGTGACGTTCACGCCGCTCTCGCCACTCTCATCAACCGTCAGGCCAACCTGATCGCGTCCCGTACGCGCCGTGCGGCTGGTAACTGGGTCGTCGTCTCGCCGACCGCGCTGACGATCCTCCAGTCCGCCACCACCTCGGCCTTCGCCCGCACGACCGAGGGCGTGTTCGAGGCTCCGACCAACACCCGTTACGTCGGTACCCTCAACAACACCCTGCGCGTCTACGTGGACCAGTATGCGTCTGACTCGACGCCGGTCCTGGTCGGTTACAAAGGCAATGAAACCGATGCTGCGGCGTTCTACTGCCCGTACGTCCCGCTGACCTCTTCGGGCGTTCTGATCGACCCGCAGACGATGGAGCCGGTCGTGTCCTTCATGACCCGTTATGGCTACGTGGAGCTTTCGAACTCTGCGACCTCGCTTGGTAACGCTGCTGATTACCTGGGTCTTGTTGGTATCGACACCTCCTCGCTGACGTTCATNTAAAGAAAGCGGCAANAAAATGCAAGCAAAAAGGCGCCAATTTCGGCGCCTTTTTGTTTTTACAGGCTGGGCGTAATGCACTTCAGTGTCTTGGCGTCCATCTGANCAGCATGGAGCCGCAATCGTAAATTCTCCAGAATCCGAGATTGTTCATGATCTCGCGCTCTGTGTCCCCCTCGGCATCGGGAAACATCGACTTGATCTTGTCCTTCCGAAAAAGATAGCGATGAAAACGACGAACGCGGTTGCAGTCGATGTACCAGTAGTTGACGTCTGTATTCCTTACGTGTTCGAAGCCGAGTATTTCATACAACCACCCAGTCGCCCAGCGACGATCGGCATATGAAATGATTTCCTCGGGGTTGTACTCATCAACGAAGGCCTTGAACAGCCGATTGGCGATGCCGGGATACGATCCGCCGTCGGTTGCGAACCTCAGCAGCTCTACCGGTCCAGACTTGCTCCTTCCAAGAGCCGCTCGCGGTTTGCTGAAGGTCATCACCGCAACGAGACGATCTCCTAGAAACGCGCCGTACTTCCGCAGAGACGTTTCACGACGCCTTTCCTGTGCCTCTGGAATGAGAACCGCGTTGGTGACGCCGTATTTCGCCAGGAGGGTCTTCTGCTGCCGCTCGACGCGGACACGTCGCTCCTCTTCGGATAGGGCTGCGTGATGTGTGCGGATGGCCTCAGCCTGATCCTCACGGCGACACAGGCAATGCGAGTTGTCCTCACAGGAACCATGGTAGCCTTCTAGGACCGATGCGAATGATCGGCGCTGACCATGTTTGCAGATCGTTTCCTCGGGGCCGTTGAGCGCCACGTAGCAGCGCTCAGCCACCGAGGCGTGCTCAGGCAGCATCTTGGACTTGTTTTCGATCCATCCCATGAGAGACGGGCGTGAGAGGAGGAGGCAAGGGAAGCTCTTGGGATACTCCTCAATCATGGCCTGAAGTTCCGCAATGGCGTCCCTGTCGTCGGGTAACGCGGCCTTCCTGGCCTCCGCCAGCGCTTCTTCTTTCCTGTGGGTCAGGACGCTCGAAATGACTTCACTCTTGTGCTCGGTGAGGCACTGGCACGATTTGTCCTTGGAGCAGAACTTCCAGCCGCTTTCGATGTCTTTGAAAGCGCGTTCGCGACCGTACTTGCATGCGGGAGGGTCATCGTATACCGCAATCCAGACGCGCGCTTTCAGCGGGAGGTCTGAATACTGAGTTGTACTATTTTCGACAAATGAAAGGAACTCTGCGTTGGCCTTGACGCCACGCATCCAGTTCATCTTTCCGTACTAGGAAATTATTTCATTCAGGCGCTTTCGCGCGCCCTCGCGGTTGTTTATTATTTCTTTCCGATTCATATCGATACTTATACATCGTTGGCTGCAACAGCGCAACAAAAAGGCCCGCTGGAGCGGGCCTTTCTCATCAAGTCCGGCTCTGTCAGAACCGGTAGTTGACGCCGACCGTGAACAGGTGGTCACGCCCCTTGTTGAACTGGAACGGGGCCACGTAGCGGTACCGGCCGTCGATGTCGAGGTTGTCAGTGACGGCATAGCGAAGGCCAGCGCCGAGGACATAGACGCCGATGCGCTCGTTCCACTTCACGTCATCGGCGAAGCGGAAGCCAGCACCAGCGAGGACGTAAGGGGTGAAGCGGTCGAAGTCATGCTCCAGGATGGCGTTGGCAGTGAACATGTGGCCGCGCACGCCCTTCTTGCCACCCAGGTAGTCGTAGTCGGCCTCAAGGCGGACCATGCCGAAGTCATAACCGGCGCCGACACCCACGACGGCGCCCTTTCCGAGAGTTGCGCCGCCAGCGTGACCGGAGACATAGAAACCGGTCTTGGCGAAGGTCGGAACGACCATCACGGGACGGGCGGGGAGAGCGGCCCGGTTAGGCACGTCGGCGGCGACGGTCGGCGTGGATGCGATGGCGACAAATGCGAAAGCGAAAAGGCCAAGCGCGGCCGTAAGAATCTTCTTCATGAAATATCCTTCCACTGATTGAAAAAACTCGTTGAACGAGAATGCCTCATACATAGCGGAACGCTTGCGTCTATGTCCAGAATTTCGTATACGAAATGGCACCTGAGGCGTTCACAGTGATATTTAGGCAACATATTGAGGCAGAGATAGTGGGCGTATGGGGAATTGTAGGCCGTATATTTTGTCTTGGTGTCGATATGTCCCGACCAAGAAGGAGCATCCACGTAATTCGATAGATGATTCAGCCCTGGTCGGTCTGACGACATCCTGNCTGACGCAGCGTGATGAGCGGAAGGAATGAGGGAATACGTCATCGAGCTGTGGTGAGTACTGCTCAGTGAGTACGCCGCAGCAGCTACACCGGGTGAGCGTTTCCCAGAAACGCTGGACATTCGCGTCGGGAGGGCCGCCATCGAGTACATTCGCAGGACGCCGCTCAGGAAGCTCTTCCCCGATACCTTTGACCGCGAGTGGTCTAACGAGGAGCTGGCGGCGCTCGAAAACACACGAAGGAGAAAGGGCCCGGCGTAATTAAGGTTTTCGCGGACACATTTCGGATCGAGAACCGTCTTGAGAACGTTACCGTTCATATTTCGTCTGACATGACAACGTCATCGGACGAAGAGAAGAGAATGGAATTTTTCTTCTATGGACGGAACAGCCTAGATAAGGTATACGAAATACGCGGAGTTACCAAAGATAGGCGAGTAACGAGTTGAGGGACACGATGAGGGGTTATGTCATTGCGCTAGGGAGGGAGATCGCCGTCTGTTACGCTCAGGAGATGGAGGACCAGAACGGGGCGCCTCCCGACGAGAGCCACTTCATCCGTATCGGGAAGGTCGCTGTGGACTTCGTGCGGGCAACTCCGCTGACGACCATGTTTGACGCCTTTGACAGGGCGGAGTGGGGTGAGGAGGAGTTGATCGAGATCGGGCGGATCACGCAGACGCATCCTCTATCCTACGAGCGCAGGGGTGTCGGTAGCTCCGACCGTCACGACTGTCACGTCATTCGCAATCATGATGGCGAGATCGACGTTTTCCTGACTACCAGTCGGGATCGTTATATCGAGGAAATTGTAAATCTGCGTCGGTTCGCTATTGGGCGTTCCGCCCTGTTCAAGATGATTGAGTTTTCCCGGTGCAATGAGGAAGTCGTGAATGCTATTTAGTCGATAGACGGGGCACAAAAACCGCCGATACACGGCGGTTTTTACATTCTAAATAGTCATGTGCGGCACAAATAAACCAACCCACAAAAGGGAGGCCCACGTGGCTAAACACTGTACCCGGCGTGCCAAGCGCGCCAATAAGCCAAACCCGCGTGAGGACCGGAACTACGGTCGTCACACTCATGAAGCTGAGATCATCCCGATCGGTGACCACGAGGATCGCAGGCTGGCCCGGAAGAGGCGAGTGGAAATCATCCCGCGCAATCTCGCCCAGGAGGAATACGTCGAAACCCTCTACGACGCGAGCAAGCACATCGTCTTCGCAATGGGACCTGCCGGATGCGGCAAGACTCTCCTCGCGACTCTATATGCCATCCAGCAACTCCAGACAGGCAGTATCGATCGGATTGTCATCACCCGTCCGGCCGTGAGCACAGACGAGCAGCACGGGTTCCTGCCTGGAACTATCATCGACAAGATGTCTCCTTGGGTCACCCCCATCATGGACGTGTTCAAGGAGCACTACTCGGTCTCACAGGTGGAGCGCATGCTTCAGGAGGAGATCATCGAGATCGCTCCCCTGGCCTATATGCGCGGCAGGACCTTCAAGCGGTCCATCGTGATCTTCGACGAGGCCCAGAATGCGAGCTCAAGCCAGATGAAGATGGTGCTCACCAGAATTGGAGAAGGCACCCGAATCTTCGTGACAGGCGATCTCCAGCAACACGACAGAGGCTACGCTCAGAACGGCCTCAAGGACTTCGTTGAAAGACTGGAACGTATAGGATCGGATGCCATTGCAGTTTGTAAGTTCACTAATGAAGATGTTGAGCGTCATCCCGTGATTGAGGACGTTCTTAGGATTTACGGAGATTAATGAGCGCCTAATTGTTGGCCGCACACAGTGCCTCTGGGTTGCGCCCGGAGGCTTTTCATTTTAGAATTATCGTATTACGCAATGCTGGGGGATAGATGTAACATATCAAATCCATCGGAGATTTCTATGAGGGAATCCTATTGGCGGGGGAATGTTTTGGTATCAGTCCCTCTCGAAGGGGAAGAAGAAAAGAAACTCGCCCAGATCGGTGGCCGGTCGGCACAGAGGGGTGGACCGTTACCTGCGGCGATGATGCCGCGCCCACCAAGTTTCAGGATTACAACGAGGCGCGTAGGTTTGTGCGGGCGAAGATGCGTGCCGCTGGATACTCCATCATCTCATCAAAGGACGGCCGCCGACGGTCAGGGCGAATGACCTTCGATTGAAAGGCACCGTGCGGTGCCTTCTACATCCGCCAGTGCTGATTGCACCTGGCCTCGTACTTATCAGTCGCCCCAAGCTCGATGTGGGGTCCATCCGCAGCGTGGTGACCGGTGGTTGAGCGATGGGTCTTTGACGCCGGTCGGCCGCAGACCGTGCAGTTTGCCCTGGCCTTGATGATCTCGTCCGCCATGGCGGCAAGACTGGCTGTGATCGCGAACGGAACTCCGTTGATGTCCAGATCGAGACCACCAGCGACCACGTCGATACCCCTTCCGAGGCACCCACGGACCCAGGAGACAGTGTCCCCGGATACGTAGGGCTCCATCATGAACTGGACCTCGTCCAAGACCACGAGATCGACACCCTGCATGTCGTCGAGAGGGGGGAGGGTGGTCAGGTTTTCTGCCGTCGTCCTCAGGCCGTCGTGGGAGACGATCTCAGTCTCGGAATAGCGATTATCGAACGCGGGCTTGAAAACGCGAACATGCAGTCCCTGACCGTTGCGCGCCCACAGGACACGCTTCAACATTTCGGTCGTCTTTCCGGCGTACATCGGCCCGCAAACAAGAGTAAGTGAACCGTAACTCATGGTCATTATTAAATCAATATCATAAAAATCGACATATATAATATTCGTTGAACGCTATAATTCCTTGAATTTACGTCAATTACGTAGAGTTGGAGGCTCGACAGGTCCTAGAAGGTGTCGTCGAACCTGTCGAGTTTCGCTGACGGCGGTGTCGATCTCGTTCTAATCGACGATCAGATGGACCCGTGTGCGAATGACACGGGCCACGGGTCTGATGTCCTCTTGAGACAAGCACAGCCAGGCTGTGTTGTGTCATTGAGGTCGCAAGCTACCACCGAGAATAGAGCGAGGTCGATGGCGTTTTCGTCCTGGGTGACACAGAAGCACAGAGAAGCTCCCGAATATCGCCTATAACTAGGCAATACCCTGCAAACTAGAGGCGTACGTCGCCAGGTCGCGTTTCATGTCGGCGATCGGCTGCAAGGCATATCCTCCGACCGTCCAGTTCCGCCCCTTGCGGGTCGCTGTTACCTCTATGAACGCTCCACGTCGATCTCCGAACCGCTCGATGATCGCGCTAGGGATCAGGTACATAGCGATGGAGCCGATTCCTCGCACCATGACCCCTATAACGATGCACCTCGCATGCCCATTCGGAGCCTCAAATCGGACCTGATCCGCGTCCTCCTTCGCCAGGCAAACAGAGATGTTCCGCTGTCGCCCGTTGATGATGGCGTAGATGTCAACACCCTCATTCGGATCGTCGGGATCGGGAAGAGCGCAGTGCCCACCCGAAAGCTGGATGAAACCGGCTACAACATTCGTGGCTCCACTTTCAGCGAGCCTTCGAGCGGGGCGCTGTGCCACGTCGATGTCAGGAGCAACTCCGAACGCCAGCCAACCATAGTCCACGCCAAGCAGAGTGGCCAAAGACTTCAGCGCGCTGTGCCGAGGCACTGTGACGCCGTTGTACCATTTGCGGACGGTCTCGCGCGTCACGGATATACCGTAATGAAGTTCAAGCTGGTCACGAATCCAAGTCAATCGCCCGCGATTAAACGGAGGCACCAGAGGGTTATTCTCGCAAACCTCTTGGAGCCGCTTCGCAAAATCTTTGTATGGAAGATTCACCGTCATCAAATGCTCCTCCAGGGCATTCCGACTTGCCATGACCAAATAGGCACCAAAAAAGTGCCTGTTCACCTCTTAATCGGCACTGGCGAACGGAGTCAAGATGGTCCGCCCCGGCTTCACAGGAGCTGTTCGGCGATGTCATGCCAGCTCCGCACACGGGTAACGGCCGCGATCGGATCGCACTCGTTGTAGGGTCGGGTCAGCAGGAAGGTCCTATGCCCGACTGAAGCGCCATCGATGGCGTGAAGGGCGTTATCCTCGACCCACACGGACGGGCTATAGGCCCTGAGCTGTTCCGTCTTGGCCGCCCGTAGCGGGAGCACATGGACCGCCTGCCACCGGAAGCCGAAGACCTCCTCCAGGCGCCGTTTGCGGGCATTCCGGAAGGCCTCGTCGCCTCCGCAGGCGGTAATGGCCACGAACGTGTAACCGGCCTTGTGGAGCTCCGGGAGGACCTCTAGGGCGCATTCCTCTGGCGGTTGCTCGTTAAGCCATCCCTCGTCCACGAACCTCCTCATGAGAGCAAAGGTCTCCTCGGGGGTGGCCCCAGTCGCCTGCTCGATGCTGTAGTGGCTTCGCAGTGGCACAGAAAAACTGAAACCCTGCTTCTCGGCCCACTCTTGGAAATAGTCGGTGTAGCGGAGGACCGTGTCATCCACGTCCGTCAGGATGAGCTTGTGCATCAGTGCTCATCCTTCTGGTCATCCTGCGCATCGGTGGTCGCGCTTTTCTTCCGGTCATGGAAATTGAAATGCCAGACCGTCATCGCCTTTTTGACTTGATCCCGGTACTTGTCCAGGTAGTAGGCGGCAGCGACTGCGTCAGGAACGGCCTCATAGCGGTTCTTCACGACTGTCCTGTTGAGGATGTCGATGACGACGGAAGCCTCGGCAATATCGTTGTCCGAGATGCGGTCCTTTACATAGGGACGTTCGAAAATATCGACCGAGCCCGGCTTCTCGTGCCAACCCTTCTTGCTGGTGTTCACACCCTTGGCCGGTCGGGTGACCNTCGTGACGATGAGGAAGGGTCTGTTGCGAAGATTCTTGAGGTTTCGCGGGCGATTGTTCTCAGGAGGAATAATAGANTCCATAATGTNAAAATCCAGAGTACGTAAAANGCAATGAATGTAATAGAACGGCGAAATTAAATGATGCCGTCCTTCAAAAGCTTAAGCTCGACGAGGGTTGCGGACAGATTAATCTCAGGGTCGGCCGCTATTGAATGGTTCACAAGTCCATTTCGAATGATAATCAGGGCCTGATCCTGCTGACGCTCGGTGTCACCCCACAGTTCGAGATTGCGATAGAGGGACCGGTAGATGTCCGGATAGTCCTCTACAAGTGCCTGGGCGGCAATGAGCTTGCGAGCCTCTCGGATGCGGCCCTGCTGGAACAGACTGACCATTTCGAGGATATAGTCCTTCGTCTCTTCCACGTCCTCGGTCTTCGGCCGATGGAACTTGCCGCCGACCGTGTTCTTCTGCGCGAGATTGATGCTCTTGCGCAGGTCCGGATAGGTGAGGTCCGTCAGGGCGATAACATCGTCGATGTCGAACTCGACGTTCTCCCGCGTGAGGATTTCACCAATGCGGCAGATGAAATCCTCACGGTCGAGGGCCGCGAAAGTGAATGTCTGGCAGCGGGAATGGATCGGATCGATGATGCGCGCCGGATTGTTGCACGTCAGGATGAAGCGCGTCGTGTCCGAGTAGGTCTCCATCTCGGTGAGAAGGAGCCGCTGGGCCCTCGGCGACATGATCTCGCACTCGTCCAGGATGACGTACTTGATACCGGTCGGACCCATGGACCAGGTGCTCACGAAGCCCACGATCCGGTCCTGAACGTCCTCGATCCTTCTCTCCTTGGCTGCGTTGATCTTGAGGATGTCCGCATCCGGTATGTCCAGACGCTTCAGAAGTAGCATGGCAAGCGAGGTCTTGCCGGTGCCTGGAGAGCCCGAAAAAAGAAGGTGGGGGAGGGCACCATCGGCAAGGTACTCCTCCATGCGGCGGCGATGGGTGGCGTCCTTCCAGACATACTCGTCAAAGGTCTTGGGTCGGTACTTCTCGACCCACATCTCGATTGCCATGTGCGCGAAATCCCTTTGATAAAATGATTTAGTCGGACGACCCCGCGTCAGCGGGGATCGTCCTCCGACACGAGAAGAACGGCGTCCGGATAGTCGATGAGCCAGACGGAGATCGGACCTTCGTCGGTCTCGACGGTCATTCTCGGAGACCAACGGCCGTGCTTGAGAAGGACCCACTCACCAGGCTTGAGATCGTCCCGTACATCCGGCCCAACCGCATAGACCTTCGCCCAGCGTTCGCGAATGCCGTGCTCCCGCATGTTGTCGTCGCGAATGATGATTCCGGATGAAGTCTTGCGCTCGCCGTGTTCCAGATTAGTAACAAAAACACGATCCTTGATAGCAATAAGTGTGTTGGGCATATTCCTTTAAGAAAAAACTGATGAATGATCCATAATATACAGAAACGGCCCGTTTACTGTCAATCTAATTGCTTCCGCGAATTCAGGAGGACCGGAAATGAATTTGAAAGTGACCTGGCACTGAAAACGCCCCGCGAAGCGGGGCGCTTAAATCAGTCGTCTTCCTTCTCGACGATCTTGCGTGACTTGCCCTTCGGTTCGGGCTTCTCGGGTTTCTCCGCCTTCGCCGTCTTCTGAGAGGCGGCAAGAGTTTCCAGGGCCTGCGCGGGTGTTTGGAAGACCTCGGTGTCGAGTGCCTTGATCGGGACCTGCTTCACCGATCTCTTGTTGCGGTGGTACTCGGACTTGATTTCCTCTCTCGTCTGGATCACGCGACCGCGCTTGTCGAGAAGGTCGCCACGAGCATTGAGCATGGCGTTGCCGAGAGCGACTTCATCTCCGTTTTCATTGACCAGTCGAGTGAAATCAATCGTTTCGCCGCGAATGGACCTGACAATCATGTAATGAACCTCAAATATATATGGACTTATCTATTTATTCGCGAAGGGTATTCGGGAAAATGTTCAACTCCACGTCAGGCGGAAAGCTACTGCATCCTCGTATTTTCGAAAGGCCCACACGGGACCTGCGCAAGTCCAAGCAAACTTACCTGCGCAGTTATTCAGACACCAGTGGGTACGCTCCAAAATTGAGGATGCTCTTTCCTTGTACGGAATGTTGTCCCACCAAGGCAGGAGGACGTGGAACAGTCTGTCGTCGCTGGCGTGTTCGTGGCAGTAGATGAAAGACCCATGGAACTCCGGAGTGTAGAACGTTTCCGGATAGACAATTTTCTTAACCTCAATCATTTCCCATTGCGTCTCCCCAGTGTCAGGAAGACCGGNGACGTATGCGAGTATTTCCATCACCTCAGCGATGGATTTCTTGTTCCGGACACCATAGCGGGGAGTGAACAAGTTGAGGTCNTACTGGGCATGTTCCGCCCGGCTGATGTCATGCAGAAAGTACGTGTGCTCGAAGAACGGAATGCTCGCCTCATAGAACGTTGTGGAAATGTCCACGCGGCACCCGTTGTCAAAAACCACATGGGCCGTCCTCAGAGCCGGATTGATGTCGATGCTGCGGTGGACGTGCGTCGGCGGATAGAACCGAATGTCCTCGAACGTCAGGTCAGGTCTGTAGCGAACGGCCTTGATGACGGGCATGTCAGCTCCATCTCAGCTTGAACGCCAGGGAGTCCTCGTAGTTGCGGAACGCCCAGACAGGGCTTGCGGCTGTCCATGCAAACGGACCGCTGCAATGATCCCGACACCAGCGATTGATCACCACAACAGCCCTCCCATCTGGGTACTCTGAAGCAATGTCGTACCAGTTGGGAAGAAACACGTGGTGAAGCCCTTCGTCGTTGGTGTGCTCATCGCTGTATAGGAACGAGCCGTGCACGTCCGGCTGGTAGAAACCCGGAGGTGGGTCGTAGGCATCCGGGACCGTAAGATCGGAGAGTTTGCTTGGCATCGGCTTGCCTCCGCCAAAAGACGCATGACCTCGTCCATGGTGGCGAAAATATAGAACGTCTTGCCAACCGCAACTTCATACGTTGCGCTTTCGGCATGACCCTTGAGAAAGTTGTGACGACATTCCCGTTGTCGAACACCACGCGCGCGGCACGGGACGACGCGAATGAAAAATCAACGGTATCATTACCAGTTTTCGCAGTTCGAGCAGCAAGGTGGGGGTAAAACCGTATATCGCCGGACGGCATTCCCGGCGAAAATTTGATTGCCCTCAGAGTTACCATCTTCTGCTCCATAATGAACACCGATGGAGGCGGTATTCATCGTCTCTTTTCTAGCATGAGTCCACTCGTGACCCATCAGCAAGATATGTCGTGGATCGTCGCAAGGAAACAGAAAAGCCGACCGCAATCCCCAAATCGGGACGCCGAAATTGACATCCTTGACCTACTTAATGCCAGGCGTGCGCTCGAAGAGATGATGTAATCGTCATGAAAAAGCGCTCCTGACTATTCTTCTTCAAAATAGACCAGGAGCGTCGTCACCACAGCCTTGGTCAGCTCCCGTAACGGCTCGTGATTTCCGCGTCGGTTTCGAGAACGTCGAGCATACGCTGTGCGAATGACGCCAGTTCGGGCTGGAACTCGCTGTATTCGCCTTTCGAGACGATGTCGGCGATGTCTGGTGTGAGTTTGAGAACGGTCTCGTC